GTGATCGGAAAGGTCTTTCGTGTTGATGTACTTTTTGTCGGGCATAATGATGACGTATGCGCCCATCGAAACGAGCGTTTTCGGCTCGTCCTGCGCCGTCAGCCCCATGGAAACGCGCGTGCCGTCCATGATGAAATCGCCGCCGTCAATGTAGCAGAGCGCGTCCTTTGCCACCATCCCCTGCGGCATACCGGGCGTTGCCCACGTTCCCCTTTTTGAACGTGGGGAGAGAATGGGGAAATGGTCGGAGGAGAGGTTGGTCATCTCGTAAAATTCGCCCTCTCCGGTGCGAAGATTACGGTTATATCCCTTGAAAACGTCCAGCATTTCACGCGACGTTTTCAATGTACGGAGAGTCGGATACTTCACATGGAGCTCCTTTCCTTAAAAGTGCGTGAATTTCTTTGTGATCGGCTTATGCGTTCTGTGGTAATGCTTTTCAAACGCCGCGTAAGCCGCGTTATACATGGTAATGCTGTTATTGTATTTGTCATACTCGCCGCTCGCGTAGTCGATCTGCGCCTCCAGCCATTTGATATATACATCGTCATAAGGAGCTGGGATCAGAAGCTCCGTGACGAGAGGCGTGCTCTCGCTGTACGGACGGAAGGTGACGGACTCGCTCCCTTCGTGGGTGTCGATGATCTCCGTTTTGACGGTGCCGTCGAGGATGGAAAGCCATCGGATCTTATCGTCCTGGGTGTAGCCGTTCGGCTTCACAGCGTCTATATGGTTGATCGCGCCCATGATAGTCATAGGTTTATTCCTTTCTATTGAAAAAGTGGGGAGGCACATCTGCCGCCCCACTTTGAGCTTTATTGATTGTTCGGTTTCGTTGCTTTTTCAAGAAGCTTTGCGCTCGTTTCGTCAAACGCTTCTTGCGCTCTTTGGGAGCGATCGTATTCTTCTTTTACATAGGCAGGGACCTTGGTTGTCTTGCCCTTGGGAAGAATAAAATTCTTGCCGTTGATACTGATGAAAAGGTTAGGATCGTCATTTGCATATCCCTTGGGGACGGTCAGATTGACGTAGCCTTCGTTTGTGTTTGACATAGTACACTCCGTTCCGCCGCCGTTTGGCGGCTAAAAATTAATTTGCCTCGTCGATCGCGCTGTAGGAAGAGCAGCTCATCACGCGCAGAACTCTTTCGGGATAGAGAATAGTCGCGCCGTTGGTCTCGAACTTGTAGCCGACCGTGGAGAACTGTTCGAGAGGACCGCCCGCCTGTTCCTTGGATTTGACGATCATCTGAAGCGCGCCGCCCTCGGGATCGATGATGCCGAAAGCGTCCTTGCCGAAGAAGTAGGTCGCGTAGGTCACGCCGCCCTGTTTGTTTGCGTAGTCGTCGCCGCCGAGAACGGGAGCGAAAACGTTTTCGATAAATCTTACGCCGTGGAGCTCGCCGATCTCACCGTTGAAGATTTCGTCGGTTGCCGCGTATTTGTGGACTTCAATCCATTCGGAAGAGTTACGCAGATCGTGAGCGACGGAGGGATGAATGACGGCGTAATATTTGCCGCCGATGGTGGGGACGCGATCCTTTTTCATTTTGGTGACCGCCTTTGCGACCATTTTGGGGGTAAACATGGACATCGTGGCGGTGTCTGCTTCCATCGTGGCGGCGGAATTAGGCGTATTTACAACAGCGCCCGTAGCAACGGTGACATTGTCACAGTAGATCACGTTGGTGTTGACGAGCAGAGCGTCACGGATGAGGGTTTCCTGCGTTTCCGCTGCGGAAGCGCCCATTTCCTCGGTCGCGCCGAGAATGGTGTCGTCATAGGCGCGAAGCTCCAGCACATCGGTAATGGCGGTGTAGGTACCGTACTGCTCGATCGCGCCCGTTTTGGAGCTCATACCGAACTTCTGACCCGTGGGGATCACGCCTTCCTGGAGCTTGGTCGCCTTCGCGAAGGTGTTCCATTTTCGCCACTCTACGGTCTTACCGCGTCGGCTCGAGAGAGGCTGTTTTTTGGCAAACTGCGCGTAGAACATTTCTGCGCGCGCATTCTCCAAAAGCTCAGTGTCGTAAAAGGTCTTCAGCTCGCCGGCAAGGGAATTGTTGGCATCGAACGGGATGGTGTTGTTCTGGCTGTTCTGATTATAAGCGTCAACGTATCCGTTGGTTGCGTTGACGAGTGTGCCTGCTTCAGCGAAAAGCTGAAGATTGAGTTTGAATTCTTTCATGTTAATTTCTCCTTCATATAGATTTTTTGGTGATGATGAGGAGAAATGTATCGGTTAATGCTGTCCGGGATACACTTTCTCCCCGCGAGCCATTCTTGCACGGAGGTCGGATTTGAAAGCCTCTCTCTGCTGTTTGCTCGCCTTGGAATAATCGAAATGGGTCACGGAAGGAGCTTGCGAGGAAGCACCCGATTCGTTCGGACGTCTGCTTCCCGATTGGATCGCGTTGGAGAGATTTTCAGCCGTCTTTTGTGCTATGAACTGCGAAGAAGCAGCCTCGATCTCTTTGCGATGTACGGCGCGATAAGCGTCTTCAACGCTCATGATTCCTTTGCCCGGTGCGGTCATCCTAACGAATACAGGATTCTCAAGCTCTTTTCTGAGGTCGAAGCCGGGGAATATCTTCTTCAGCTCCTCGCCCTGTTGCTCAAGTCTTGCGAAATGCTGCGAGAGAGCTTGATCCTGAAGCGTTCTCTTCTCTCTTTCGGAATCTCTCTCCATCTGATCAAACTTTTTTGCTGTCTCAACGGACGTGCCCATCTCAAGAGCCTTGTCTTCATAATAGGCGTCGTCATCGTTGATCGCCTTGGCAAGCGCCTCGTAGTCCATATTATTGGGGTCGAGATCGTACTTGCGAGCCAGAACCTCAATGGCGGGAGCCATCTTGCCAAGCGCTTCCTCGGCGCTTCTTTCGGTCTTCAGACGGGAGCTTACGATGACTTGAATCCGCTTGTTGAATTCGGGATTCTTTGTGATCTCCTCCCAATTCATTTCAGAGAGCGCAGTGCTCTTTGTTTCTTCCGTGGCGGGCTTTTGTGTAGCGGCGGGAGCTACGGAGGCTTCTTCTGTCGGCGCTGCCGCCGGGGGTTGTGCCGTCTGTGCAGGTGTCCTTGAGGTTGCCTTACTCGCCCGTTTGCGAATCTTATCTTCGGGAACGCCCAATTCCCGAAGCCTCTGCGCGGCGTCCGCAGTCGCGGGGGCGCTTGCCCCATGATCGCCCGTTGTTCCTGCTCCATCTCCGCCTGCGCCGGAAGCGCCGGCGGCACCTTCACCGCCGAAAAGCTGAAGATTGAGCTTGAAAATATTATCCATATGAGTGAATCCTCCGATTTTTCTGCCGTTAAGGACGGCGAGTCCTATATTGAGCCGGATGGCTTATATACTGTTGTTTCCCCCAACGATCTCATAAGAAACGTTGTCGGGATAGTTGTGTGCAAGAATGGCGAATCCTGCGCAAATTGAAGCGAACCCGATTTTAGTCACGAACGTAAACTCTTCTTCGGGTTCAAAGGAAATAACCGTGTCCCCTTCTTTCAGATCTACTCCCATATTGCGAGCTAAGCCTGTTTCTTTCGCATTTATCACGAAAGAAGCGAGAGTATAAGCGAGGATGGAAGCGGAAGCGCAGACGAGATCGTGTCCCGGCTCTCCGCTTCCCGCGTGTCCCTCAATGGTCACGCAGTTTTTGTCGCTGTCATGGATGATCCTGATCATCTCGCGCCTCCGTTCGGCTGTGAGGCGTTCGTCGCCTTGACACGTGCGCGTTCCACGTTCGCAGGCTCTTTTCCCGCAAACGCCTCGCTTCTCGGCATTTGGATATTTCCGCCGGGAGGAGCTATACCGACACCCATGCGCTGCATATCCATGGCGATCTGCCCGGCGTATTGAGGCGCCGCCTTTTGCGCAAGCATGAGTGCGAGCTGCATGTACTGCATGAGCATATCGTGCTCCGTGCCGAGCTTGGCAACCTTCTGCATAACGCCGTCCTTGCCGTCAAAATCCATCAGATCAAGGCACATAAGCGCCTGATCGGTCATCTGCGGATTGAAAAAGCCCATCTTGAAGAATTGCAGCGCCAGCTCGTTTTGCGTGACCTTTGTGTAGGCGCTCTTTTTCTGCGCGTAGATCTTGATATCGAATACGGGAAGGCGCATACCCATATCCTGACCGAAGTCCGTTCCCTGGTGCTGCGGCTGAATGCCGCTGTTTGTGTATGAAACGTATTGCTCCGCACCGTACTGACCGAGTATGCGGAACTTTCTTGGCATATTGTAGAACTGACGAATCAGCTCAATACAAAATTTAACGATCTCGGAATACGCGCGATATGCGGAAAGGGTACTGTCACGGGAGCCTTTGCCCGAAGCTTCCTGAAGCGCGGCGATTGCGGAAGCTGCCGTCACGCCCGAAGATACGTTACCCGTGGAGGTTTCCGTATTGCCGGAGGTCTCACGAAGCTCGTTCACGTCCCATTGGAGCAGATTCAGATAACTGCCGTCGATGGGCTTATGCTCGATCGGGCGAAGTGCGTTCTCGTCAAGACTGCCTGTCGAATGCACGATGGGATTTTCAAGGTCGAGAAATTCTTCCTCGTTGACCGTGCCGTCTCCGCGTGAGAAATAGCGGGGAATCGAGCCGACACGGGCGTTTCGCACGAAACAGGTTTTGAGCATATCGATCTCCGTCTGCGGATTGCGGCAGATATCGACGTAGCCGTATCCGCACGGTGAGCCCTCGATCGGGAACAGCGCGTCGAAAACGTAAGGGTACATTCCGTGATCGTAAAGACCCGCGATCGCAAGGGGAGGGCGTACCCGGCCGCGCTCATCCGTTTGCGGCTGCATATCGTTTTCCGTCGCGTAAAGGACGACGTCGCCAACGTACTTGACGTACTGCAAGGTGTTCTTGTCGCGGACGAGCTTGTGGTAGTAGCATTCAATGACGGTGGCTTTGTTTTCCGTGTCCACGTGATCGTCGTAAAGAAATTTGGAGGAAATGAACGTATCCCCCTTGACGCCGTCCTTCAGACGGTCGGGATACGTCTCGCAGAGAAGATCCTTGTCGCAAAGCTCGGTGTGGAAGAAATAGCGCGACTTCTGGATGTCCGTGATCCCAGGCTCCCAGAAAAGATTGAGGATGTTCGCGCATTCCACGCTGATATCGCCAAGCCCGTTCAGCTTGGTCTTGTCCCATACGACCTTATAAACGGCGGTACCGCTCTTCATTTTGCGCCACATGGCATCGTCGTAGGTTTCCTCGAAATGATTCTGCTCCAGCACGCAGGGAATGATGGCGGAAAGCATTCTCGCCTCGCCTCTATCGCCCTGCTCGCGCGGGAGGATGTTCGGCTCGGGATAGGCGTCCATCGCGTCCGCGTGCTTGGAGACGATGACGTTATGCAGCCATCCCGATTTGGAGACAAAGCCTTTCTTGACAAGATCGGTGTCGCTTTGCTCCTCGGCGGCGTTGCGCAGCTTCCACCAATTCTCCGAGGCGATGATCCTCTGCTCGGTGATTGCCTTTCCCGTCTTGTATTTTTGTAAAATTGCGGTCAGCTCCCTTAGCTGCTCCGCGCCGATCGGCGTTTCCACGGTCGCCGGCGCTGCGGTGGGTGGAGCTTGTCCGCCTGTCATCGGCGGCATATGGATGTTCATAGGTGGGTTCATATATCCTCCTAACAGGTTTTATTCTTGAATTGGTCGAGCGGATCTGAGAGAATGACCTTCTTCTCCACGGGCGCGATGGGCCTGACGGGACGGGACATACACATATAGCGGATCTCGTCGGGACAATGGTCCTCGAGCTTCGTGTCAATATCCTCGGGCCTCGTCTCGGAGAACATCATGAGCGGGACCGTGCGGATCGCCGCCTTGCAGTTTTCAAAGAAATACATGCGCGGATAGCCGTTCCCGTCGAATTGGAAGCGGTAATGCACCTGCATCCATCCCGCCAGGCGTTCGTTATCGCTGGGAGAGAAGTATATGCCGTATCGCATTGCCGTTTCCGCGATACTCTCGCCGCGTGAGCTGTCCCAGATCGCGGGATCGGCAACGCTGTCCATGATCTTTCTGCCGCGCAGATACGGATGGGTGCGCTCGATCTCCGAGAAATGTCGGAACTGCTCGTCGGGCGTCCACTTTACACCTTCGTCGGGTGTGCCCGTGCAGCCGTATACGTCGAGAATGCGGTAGAGAATACCGTCGTAGTCGATTGCCCAATATCCGAGAGAAAACGGTTTATTGTAGCCGAAGTCGTAGGAGCGCATGATATTCCATCCACGCGGAATATCAAACGGTTTGATCACGTGCGTAAAGCGCCTTTGCGCAAGCGCCTCCTCGGGGGTCACGCCTGCCTTGTGGCACAGCTCGGGGTCGGGGCTCTCGCGGAAATCCTCGAAGAACTGTCCCTCGAAGATGTCCCATCTGCCGTGTAGCCACGCCTCGCGGAGCTTGGGAGGGAGGGCTTCGAGCTGCTTGATGTAGTCGGGTTGTGCCGCCATCAGCGCCTTATTATCCGTCACAAGGGACTGAATGAAGGTGTAATCGTCGGAATTCTCTCCCGCCTCATACTTCTTGTCAATGAAAAGCCTTTTGAAATACCCGTGAGAAGCGCCTCCGGGGTTGCAGGTGTAATAGATCCGCTTCGGAAAGCTGTTCGCGCCGCGAAGACAGGCTGTGATCTTCTTGATCCACATTTCCTGAAGCTGCGTCGCCTCGTCGAGAAAGATGATGTCATACTCCGCGCCCTGGTATTGGTCGAGGTCGCGGTCGTTGTTACAGTAGCCGAATTTGATCGTACTGCCGTTTACAAAGCGAAAGAGCTTCTCCGTCTTGTTGTAGCGCGCGACGGAGCGTGGGAGCGCGTCTTGCAGGGGCATGATGTGGTTGTTCATGAGCTCCGGATACGTGCGGCGCACGATGAGGCATTTGATGCCGTTATAACGAAGGCAAAGCCGCTTTGCCTTGTCCTGTACTGCCCACGATTTACCGCCGCCGCGAGCGCCGCCAAAGCCGATGTGCTTGGTCTTTGCCTCGAGAAACAGGATCTGCTTTTCGCTCGGCACGCCGAGGACGAGCTGTACCTTACTCACTCCATGCCTCCGATCCCGCATGGAATACGATCTCAATACCGTCTGCCGTGTCGCTCTCGCGCTCGGCATCGCGCTGAAGCTTGGCGATCCGTGCGTTTTGCTCTTCAAGATCTTTCGCAGACTTGTACCCCTTGATTTCCTTCAGGTCCTTCAGAGCTGACGTAAGCTCCTTGATCGACTTTGTATCCAAGGAAATGGCGCCTGCGACCTCTATGACCTTTTCAAGAAGAAGATCGGCAACGTTGATGATATCAATCGCTTTGTTAGCTTCCTGATCGCTGATGGATTCGACGATTTTTGCCTCCGTTGCACCGTCTTTTTGCCGTCTGAGCTCCGGCCACTTTTCCTCTTTGGCTTTACGCTCAAGGGTGGTACGCGATACGCCGTATTTATCGACAAGCTTTCTGTAGCTTGTGCCGCCCGCAATATATTCTGCTTTGATTCGTTTCCAACTTGCCACAGAAAGCCTCCTTTCGCGTTATTATTTTCATTCTACATCATGACCCATCGAAAATTAAATCCCACCCTTCTGAAAATTTTTTCGGAAATTTTCAGAACGATGTTTGCCCTTACGGGCAAGCCAGGGGAGAACAAATGTCCGCAATACCTTTTGGATCTGATGGAATATAAGCTGAACAACGAAAAAAACGGTAGGAATTAGCCACGGGTGCCGAAGGACAGTAAAAGAGCCGATATGGATTTATTTCCGTATCGGCTCTTTTATATTGCACTACCGCTTTTAGTGGTGAGTAAGTGCGCACTTTCTGATAGTTTTTAGTGATATGCTGACATTCGTCAGCGTGATATTTTCGCTTTGCGAAAGTGATATGAAGTCCGTTGGACTTAGTGATATTCTATTCGCCTTCCAAACTTGCGAAGCAAATATCACTTGGACGAAGTCCAAATATAACTGCGAAGCAATATAACTCGCCGCAGGCGAATAGAGTTGGCGTTGTGTCCTTAAGAACACAACGCCTTAACCTACCGTTTTTTACATCTTACCGCTCGTACTGCTTATTTATGACGGGAAAGATCGGACAGCGCGTCCATCCGTCATGGCTTTTGCAATAAATATCCCGATGGAGCTCAAACGTTTCTTTGTTCGAGAATGAGATCTGCAGGCGGCACGATTTGCAAAAGCCCTCACATCGGATATTGAGCCCTTCCTCAAATTTGTAGAACGGGCAAATGATCTCTTTGTTTTTGTATCGCTGCATCACAGATCACTCTCCGCCGTATTCACGTCTCAGACCCTCGAAATCCTCCGCGTCAATGGCAAGAACGGGATCCCCGCTCTCGCTGATCATGTCTGCGGCGTCAAAGATCTTGTCGAAGATCTCCGCCGCGAACTGTGCGCGAACGGGAGCGTCCTTCAGATCGACGCGCCTGTTCCAGAGGTCCACCGTGATCTGCGTCGCCTCTTCCTCGGTGTATCTCGTGCTTTCATCTGCATGAGGATAGCTTTTTGCCGTGATCGCGGGCTTGTCCACGTAGATCTTCTGCGACTCAAGTCCGCATTCCGTACAGCGGACGGAGCGCGACTGTACTCCGAACGTCTCCCCCTTGACGATCTCTGCCGCGCCTGCGCAGCAAGGACAGCTTGAAATGTCATATTTTTTCATATTCGTTAGCTCCTTTCTTCCACATAGCACCAAGATTGTGGCGGTCTTGTAATTTCGTGTGTCGGCATAGGATAGCTGTTTTCGTCAATATAAGCTCTGCAATTATAAGAACGAAACTCACTCAACTCCCTCGGTTTGTCATAAATGACAAGATCGGAAATTTGCCAGCCAAAAAGTTCTTTTCCGTTCGCATACTCAAAAAGTTCCTCCCTACGAATATGCCCTTGCTGTTCTGCTATATCGGCATTTGCCATTTCGCAATGACTGATAATAGAATGACACACAAACTCGCCTATGACTTTGCCGTTGGAAACTTCGTCACAAAAGGCGCTCTGCGTAAATGCCGGCTCTCCTTTTGTGCAATAGATATACACCTTGAACGGCGTTTCAAGTTTCGGCTCGGTCTTTCTGATCTCAACCGTCTTTTTGCCGTTGGCTATCAGCTTGCACCATTTAGGTTTGATTGACATTAAAACTGATTTCATTCCCCGCTCCTCCTATGTCATTTCTCCAATCCAATCTCTGACCGCACTCAGAGCAGTATTTGGGCGCGTGTTCCGGCTTTCCATTCAGCGCGTCGAAATTGATGTGCGCTCCGCAGGTCGGGCAGTTATAGTCCGCAAGGCTTTCTTTTTGCGGCTTTTTCAAAGTCTGCTTTGCGAGCGCCGTTTCCAAAAACGTATAGTCTTTTTCTTCCGGACATTCAACGGTCATATACGGATCGAATCTATCCCACGTTTCCGTTTCTTCGTTGTATCTGAGGCGAATGCCATCGGTCTCGCCTTTGCTCACGAAATACCGTTGTATGGTTTCCTGACCCGCAATGGCGGCGCTGAGCATTTGCCGGAGATGTTCGATCTCTGCCTTTTGGCGCATTGTCAGATCGAGAGCGTACGTGATAAGCCGTTCTCCGCCTTTTTCGCATTTTTCGTTGGAAGGGCAAAATTCGCAAGTGGCTTC